CAGAATAATTATAATAATTTTTCTTAAATAAAAATTTACTTTCATCAACGTGACTATATGTTGTAACAATTAAAGCAGTATTTATATCAAATCTATTATATAAACTATTATAACTTTTTGTTATTTTACATATATTTATTGGCAAGTCTTGACCTATAGTAGTAATGTTTGCATAATTATTATCAATAATATTATCTAATAAAATATTTTTATTTATAAATTCTTGTGATGAATTGTCATATTTTAAATTTATGTTTCTAAATTGCCCATCATAATAAATTCCATTATTATTTTCAAATTCTTCTTTATTTAAAAAGATATTTTGTTTAGGCTCATAAATAACTTCAGCTTGATCATTACTAATAGTATTAAAAACTTTTAAAGGTTCGTTTTCTTCTGCTGTATAGGCATCTAATAAAATATTTCTAACTAAAGTTATTGATTTATTATCTTCTATAAAATATTGTTGAGAATCTGAATATTCAAACAATTCATCATCTTCATAAAATTCTAAATTAATATTTTTAGTTAAATTCATAACTGTATTATCATATACTAATTTCAAAGGCTTATCAGTAATATATGAATGTATATCTTCATTGTTATCTGCTAATACTTCTAAATCATCAGTATCATTGTTTTTTGGTTGCATAACAATTTTATGATTTATGTTTTCACCATATACAAAAGGAATAGGCTTATTTTTATATTTATCCAATATTTCTAAATCAGATGAAACAAATTCTATTGGTAAATCTTTGTGTAAATTTTCTTGTGTTTGATCTTCAATTTGTAAAGTTACTTTTGTATCGTCGTGTGTCATTCTTTTTACTTTACCTGTATAAACAGATAAACAATCAAACAATGTTTTTGCTCTTGGTACTTTCCAATAAATAATACAAGTAGAATTAATTATATCAGGCAAACTATCACTAAATCTATCATTATTTTTATGTGCTGAATTACTAATAAATAAAGATATATTACCTATTTTAAAATTACGATTTTCAAAATCAACAGATTCTCTAATAGATGGAATGTTTAATAATAATGGCTCAAAATAAAGTAAATCATCTGTTCCGTGATCAAGATTAATTGAATTAGTAGATATAGATTTTTTAAGTGAACCTTCTCGAACAAATACTACTAATGGAATTATTGAAGTATTAGGTGCTTTTATAGATTCAGTAAATATGCCACTTGGATCAGTAATCATTATGTTAAAGATTCTCCACGCCTTACTGCTTCTTTGATTTTAGGTATAATTGAATCTACAACAGTATCATCTACAAGTGGTGCAGATATATTAATTGTCATTCCACTACCACCACTATTCATAGCTTCTAAATTATTAACACCTATTCTACTTACTGCATCTCTGCTCATTACAAATTCACCTGATTCAGCTTCTATCATTGTACCACCTTGTGAGTGTCTGCGACCACCTACTAAACCACCTTGTTCAAATTTACTTAATTCGCCTATTGATTTAGATATTTGAATTACATTAGCTAAACCTGTTGCAACACTAACAGCTGCTTGAACATAACTCATAGGAGGTACACCTGTAGCCAATGCTCTATTTGCTCCTGCATAAGTATCTGCTATAGCTTGTGCCTGCATTATTCGTGCTGTTGCTTTTGCACCATCTGCTGATGCACCTGTTAATTTAGCTATGCCACCCAACATTGCTGATACAGTTTGAGCATTTTCTGCTCTTTCTTCTCGTGTCATTTTTATTTGCAATTCTTTTAGTCTTTTTGTTTGACTAAAATCCATTTGTTGAATTTGCATTTTTTCAAAAGTTCTTTTTTTACTTCTAAAATCTAATTCTGTTATAATATTATCTTCTTCAATAGCATTTTCTATGCGTTTATTCATTTCTTTGTTTAATTCTTCAGATTTTAAAATCATAAGATCAAAACCCTCTTGACCTTGCATAATTACGCCTTGATCTATTATAGCATTATTTAATTCTATTAATTGCGATAAAGTTTTATCTTTTAATGTTGAAGCAAATTCTTTTGCTTTTATTTCAGCATCTGAAAACATTTTTACAAATACAGGCAATTCTTCTTTAAATTTAAAAGCATCTATTACTTCTGTAGCACCTTCTGCTACTAATCTTAATCCTTTTGCAAGTGGTAATATTATTGGTACTAATAATTCACCAAATGCTTCAGCAGTATCTCCTAATGTATTTTTTAATTGCTCTAATTGACCTGACAAAGTTTTTGCACCTGCCTGTGCTTGACCTGCAAATAATTCGCCCATAACTTTTACAGCATCACCTGCCATCATTTGTTCTTTTGTTAATCCTCTTAACTGTGGAACTAATTCACCAAGTTCACCTGCCAATCCTGAAAAAGTTTTAGCTGTATTTCTAACTGCACTTTCTAAAGTTATTCCTGTCGCTTCTGATAAATCTAATGCTACAGGTATAATTGATTTAATTTGATCTTCACTAAATTTCAAACTTGCAAGAAATGTTTGCTGTTCTATAATAGCTTCATCACCAAATTTAGTTACTTTTTGCAATGCTGATGCTTGATTTAATAATGCTTGTGTATTGCTACCTAATGCAAATCTTAATTTCTTTTCAGCTTCTTCTTGCCTACTAAAAGCATCAACAGCACCCATAACACCACTTATTAATCCTGTTGCACCAAAATAAGCAGCAGAAACTACTCCAACAGCTTTGGTCATTTTACCTAATGAAGCATTTAAACCTTTTAATTCTTTTTCAGTTTTGCCAACGCCTTTGGCTAATACATTTATTATGTAGTCGTTTTTGTTTGCCATTCTTCTATATTCTTAATTTCTTCTTCTATTGTTATAAAATCATCTATAAAATTATATGGTGTAGATTGTACTGAAGGATATGGGGGAGTATTAGATGCTTTGCAATAGTTATGCTTTTTGATAAGTAATTGACATTTTTCATCAACGAGTAAATCAGTATTAACAAAAAACTTTGATTGAGTAAGCAACCCATTTCCATACTGTTTTCTGTCTGTGATCTTATCATACAGCCTTATTAGTTCCTCATTGACATCATTTATGTCTTTAAACTCTATATTTTGCTTTTTAGAGGGTGATAGTGCTATATATGGAAATCTATTGAAATATGGCTTATCTACGCCCTTAAAACTTATCCAACAATTAATGCGAAGATAGATTTCATCTATTTTTTTTTACCCTGTAATAAAGACATTACTACTTGGTTTCCTAAAACAGCTATATCACCTGCATCTAAATATTCCATCTCCTCATCTGTAATATCTACAGCTTTCCTCATAATCCAAAGCAAAGTTGATGGCAATATCTTTTCACCATCTTCTGTTGCCTTAGTTAAAATATCAAATCTTGTATCAAGATCAATATCTTTAAATTTATACTCTTTATTTTTAAGTTTAAGCAATAGTAATTCCTAACATTTTTGTTGAAGAAGATATATCATCTGCACCTACTACTGTAAATGGAATTGTTTCAGTTAATACTGCACCACCATTATCAATAGTTGGTTCATTTATTAAGCATTTATCTAATGCTATTGCAAATCCTGATGATTCTGCTATATTTATATCTACTGTATTACTATCATAAAATTTAGCAAGTAAATCGTGGACATCATCATTCCTAATAACTGTCATAGAACCTGTTATCTCAAAGTTACCTGTCATTGCATATCCAAATGGCTCATAAACACCATCTGTTGTATCTTTATAATGTATTCTTTCAATAGTTCTATTAACACTTAATTCCCAAGACTGTATAACAAGTTCTTCTAAATCACCACCATTAATACCTGTTGATCCTGAAGCTAAACTTCTAATATTTTTTGGTGTACCTGTATCATAGGCAGGACTTGTTATAGCATCATCAGCATCTGTTCCTGTATTAGGCATAAATGCAGTTGCCCAATTAATGGTACAAACAAGTTCACCACCTTCAGAACCTATATCTTCAGATAATGTAAATCCTGTTCCTACACAACCCTGACAAACAACATTATTATGAGTAGCATCTGCACCTGCATCTTCAAATCTAATTTCAAATGTTTTAGCAGAACTTGCACCATTTAAATAATTAGCTGATGGAAATGTATAATCATTATTTAATACTGCTTCACTTGACCCATCTTCAAATACAGATTCACAAGCTAATAAAACAGAATCAGGAGTACCTCTCAATACTGTGTCAAAAGTCCACATTTTAGTTCCTTGTGAGTGATGTCCTTGTGATGCTGTAGTTACAAATTGACCTGCCCTTGCAGATGAATATTCAACAGGAACACTTGATTCAGGTATTGTAAATGATGTTACTTGTAATTTTTTTAATCCTGCATCATCAGGTTGATCGCCTACAGTAGTTTCATTTTGAAACCATACGCTAACATTCTGTGATGGAAAAAAGTTTGTTGCTTGTGCCATATTCTAATCCTTTTAATTTAATACATTATGGTTTACTAAAATTAAATCAAGTTGAACAATATAAATATCATTATTTTCATTCTCCTCATCTTGTATATCATACTCAATGTTATCTATATCTAAATAAGCCCAAGTTGTGCTATTGGTCTGCTTATCTAACAACTTCTTTCTTAATCTATCTACTTTACCTTTGATATTCTCGTTAATACCATCACCCATTATCTTACGATTAAAATAATATCTAATCATTACATTGTATTCACGCTGCTCAAAAGCATTTGTAGTCATTAAATTTGTACTGCTTTCTAAATTGATTCTAATAAATTCATTGCCCTTCATCTTATAATCTTTAGATATAAAAACATTATTAAAATCGTTATTAATCCAATCTCTTAAACCTTTTTCAATTAAAGTATATCCTATTTTATCATAAGTAACTGCCATTATCTAACTCGCCTTAATTTTCCTCTTTTAATTGGTATGTTTTTAATAGGTGCATTACTATCTTTCAATCCTGCACTTCTTACTTCAATATCCCATCTATCATCTACAGTCATTGAATTACCTTGAAATCTTGCATACAATCCACCTGCAATATGTTGCAATCCACCTGTAATAATTTCATCAGTTATTTCTGTTCCATATAATTTATCATCACCATAAGTTTTAATAGATACTTTAGCAGTTCCATATACACCACCTGTTGTACAAATTATTTGTATTCTATCATAAAACTCACCTGAATATGATCCATAAGTTTCTACACAATACATTGTACCTGCTCTTGTTACTTCAGTAACATTTCCACTCTTATCTGTTGTATCAATTTCAAAGTTTAATTTTCTTTTACCTAAATTTACTTCATCAATCAATCCACTTTCATCTATATTTGTAACCATAGAATAGTATTTATCAGCTTCTTCACTCATAGGATCAGTTGAGCGTATAAGATTGGCTGCTGCTAAATAGCAAGTAGTTCTAATAATTATTGGATCATATTGTGGTGTATCGCTACCATCTGTAGCTTCTGCATATAAAAACGCTTTAGGAATTGGAACAGGAAAACGAGCATCTAATAAAGTGTTTAATTCTTGACTTGCATTTTCTAATACATCATCAATTAATGTTGCAAAATCGCTTCCTAATTCCATTTGTATATCATTAGGATCAACGGAACTTGCTACATATAAAAAAACGTGATCATCTCCACTACTATAGAACCATTCATTTTCTTTTGTCCAACTAAAACCATCTAAAATATTTACACCTGAATTATGAGTAGCAACAGTTGTTCCTAATGCACCTCTACGAACAGTTATAGTATTAGATGAAATATTAGTTATAATCATTTTTTCATCATCAATTTTTATAATATCACCATAATCAAAAACACTACCATCTGTTGTATCTATTGCAGTTTCAGTTAAATCTACTGCTTCAGCAGTATCTGCTGTACTATCAGTATATGTAGTAGGTTCTGCTTTAATAAAACTATCTAAATCTTGACCATCCTTATATAAAGTACTAACCAATCCTGTATTAAAAGATTCATATAATGTATAACTTGCGTGTGTAAAAACTGACGACCAATCATAAATAGGTTTTTTATTATCATAATCACCTATCCTACTAAATACTCTTTGCAGGTCTGTTGATGTTGCATATTTAAATGTTGATATTGCCATCTATTATTTCCTTTTCATTCCTTTTTTCTTTTTAGGTCTGCCTACTTTTTTACCGTATGTTCCTTTACCTCTTGGCACTTTTATCTCCTTTTTTAAATATCATATTATAATTCTTTTCAAATTGCTTCGACCATCTAACTCTTTGCTTATCACCCTTACCATTCATATTATAAATCAAATGCAACTATTCTAACTGTTGCCCTTCTTTTAGGATTAACACTTCTTGCTTGTATTTCAGTTAGCATTGTAGTATTTGTATTACCACCACACGCCAATCCTGATAGACCTGTTGCAGTTATTGCATAATTAGCAAAACTTGGACAATTTCGAAGCGTTATAGCACCTGTATCATAATCTATAGTACCACTACCTGTTAATGCAGAATTTGCTCCAAAATTTAAGTTTCCATATCCATCATCATACATAAATTCAGCTTCATTATCTCTTTCAATACCATCTTTAATTATATCTGAATCAGGTAACCTTGCTGCTCTTGCACCTTCAGGACTTGCAGGTATTCTACCTATTGCTTGTGCAAATATTTCTGTTGTTGTATCTGCTCCACTTGTTCCTGCTGTTAAGGCAATAGCTGATGTAGAAAGATGTTGCTTTGAAGTTACTCTTATATCTCCGTTTACGATTGATACTGTTGCTCCCTTCTGAAAATTATTTTTACTTGCATCATAATATAAAGCATCTATTGCTTCTTGCAATTTTTGAATAAATCCATTAGTTCCACCAAATGTATCTACACTTGAATCTGTAGTGATTGAAATTTCATCAGCAGTTGCACCATCTATTCCTATTTTAACATAATAAGTTGTACCTGCTGTTAAACCTGTTTTACTTCTTGATGTAATATTTGACATTCCAAATTCTTGGTATCCTGCCTTGTAAAATTTTAATACTATAGTACCTCTACAAAATCCATCTAAACTTGCAGTTGCATTTCTACCATAACCAAATAAATTAGTAACTACTAAATTTCCTGATAAATCAGTACAAGGTGTTGAATAAGTATTATAATCATCTAAAGCATTAAAATGTGGGAAATAAATCCTTGCTCCATTTACTGCTCCATTTGTTGCATTAGTTTGTGCATCTTTATCAGCTTTTTGTGTTCCATTTAATGCTCTTTCAACAGTTAAAGTAGTAGATGCTATTTTAGTAATTCTCATTATTTCAATTCTTGTAGCAGTTGTATCATTAATTCCTACTTGTATTAAATCACCTACTTTAAAATAATCAGCATCACTAACTGTTACAGTTGTATCTGTATCTTCTAAATCAGCACCTAATGTTGCATTAGAATATGTGTATAATGTTGTACTTAATGTTTTGGTAGTATCATCATCTAAATCTAAATCTGTTCCATTCATAGCTGAAGCTGTTGTTGTATAATTAACTGCCATAGCATTAGGATATACTATATATTCATTAGGTCTTAATAATTTACTTACCTCTCCATCTGTAGCACCTGTTGCATCTGTACTACCTGCTGTTATTCCTTTATATGTTATTCTGACCTCAATAACTTGATCTGATGGATTATGAATACAAATAAGTCTTGGATCAGCTAATTTATTTGTTCCAAAAGGATTAGTAGGATCAAATGTAGCCATTGATATAAAAGCATCATTAAAACCTATATCTTGTTGAAAGTCGTATTTCTGTGTATAATCAGAACTATTTATAAATTCTAATGATTCACCATTTGTTTCTAATAATAATCTTGCATTTAATTTTGCCATTTACACACTCCTTAAGTGATATACTAATTGCATATTTACTGTTAAATCAGCATTTGTTCCGTTTTGATGAACACAAGCTACAATAGCTTTTCCTGAATCTACATTTGCTGTATTTACTGTTAATGATTGATAATAAGCCTGTTCATATCCTGCACCTGTTATTGTTGATGGTGAAACACAATTTTCTACACCTGCACTTAAATCTCCACCTGTTGCATCATTTGCAGTTGATATTGTATAACTCATTACACTAAATTTTACATCATCTCCTGATGCATCATCTGCACCAAACCATACTTTTACAGAATCTATAGCTATATTAAATGGAACATACCAAATTGATTGTACAAAATCATCAGCTTGATTTCCACCTGATACATCATAAGTTGTTGCAGGAGATGAACCTGTACCTAATTCTATATTAGAACTTCTATATCTACCTCCACCTATTGCATCCAATGCACTCCAAGTATTAACAGCATCAGGAAAACTATTAACAGAAGAATACATAAATTGATGAACACCTGTATTTACATATTGCCCTAATGTTTTAACTGCTGTATTTGTAGAATCTACTTTTAATAATTCTGTTCCACCTACATTTCTTATATTTAATGTATCAGTAGTATTATCATTTTTTGGTCTAATAGTTAATTGATCATCAGATATAGATGTGCAAGTTTCTGTACCATCACCACTTTTTATAGTTAATGTGCTTGTAGAAATACCATTATTACTATTATCTACTTGTAATAAATCTTTATATGTATTTGCTATTGTTTTATTTGTTAAACTCATTATGTATTCCCATCCAAAATAAATACTGTTGTTCCAATAGTATCATTAGCATCATTAGTAGGATTAAAAGATATGCTTACAACATCTCCTGCTGAAAAACTTGCAGATTCGCCAAAAGTAAATGTATAAGCTATATCATCAGCAGTCATATCTACAGTTACTTCATTTGATGCAGTAGCATTTGGTATTTCCGTATTATCACTTGATTTGTGCAACCCTACTACAGTTGAACCACACGCTTCTTCACTTCTCATTATAACCTTGCTTAAATATCCATTATGTGGCATCACTATAGCTTGATATTCATTTCTGCTTGAATTTGCACTACTTTCAAATATATAACCATTTAAAGGTAAATATATTTTAGTTCCTCCTGTATAACTATAATTAAAACCACTACTAACAATATAAGAAAATTCAGAACTAACAGTTCCACCTGCATTATCATCTACATACTTTTTATTTGCTACTTCATAAGCATCTGTAGGTGTTTTAGGATAAACTATTTTACTTTCAGATACATTTAAAGGCAAAACTTTATCTTCTGCCTTTAATGGTTTTTCATTATGATCAAGTGAATTTTCTAATACAATATTAGTCATTATTTAAAGTTTTTTATTATTGGTTTTATTTTCTTCCATAATTCATCATCTTTTTTTGATTTAGTTGTTTTAACTATTAAATCACCAACTGCAAGTAATACAGCTATACCACCTTTTTTAGCTATCCATTTACTTAACAGGAGGTGTATCATCAAAAACCTCTACTACTATTTCATATATAGATTCAATTAATTCTGCTTCTTGTTTTTCATTTAAAAATGGAACATCAACCTTTTTATTTATTTTAGAAACAATCTCATCCTTATTATCTTTAACATAATTTTTTGCAACAGTTAAAGCATAATCTTTTATCCATTTAATAAATTTATTCATTTCAATTCCTTATTTATTTTAATCAACATATAAATCAATGTAGCTAATGCTGCTGAAGCACTCATAATTGGTGGTATATACTCTGTCCAATGCAATGCACTACCTGCTATTCCAATTCCTGCTGTTCTTAATGTATCTATCATTTATCTCTCAATTCAAAGTGTGGAAAATCATCAAACATATTATCTTTTACTTGCCAATCTTGATCCCAATCGCCACCCCATCTTAAATTGATACCCATACCTCTTGCAATACCTATAACAAAACCTGCAAAAAGAGTTTGACGCTCTCTATCAGCCCAATCAACAGGATAAGGAGTAACATCAACTGCCCTACTTGGATTAGCATTATGACGACCATTTGGATACTTGACTTTTGTTTTGCCTTCTTCAAAAAGTTTGTTTTGTCTTTCTTTTGATCTATGCCCTTCGAGAATTGAGCAATCCACATATTTAATAACTTCATTCATCACATCCTGTAATTTTTGATCGCAAGTTTCTAATCTTTTTTTGGAACTTTTACCAAATTTAGGCATTATTCTACATCCTCACTTGTCCAAGCTGATGTTGCTAAAGTTGTTTTGATTTGTGTATGATTATAAGTTGTCATACCATCAAATACAGATGGCGTATCACCATCCCATTTTAATATAGCTTTAGTTCCATCTATTGATTTTCTTAATGTAGAAGAACTTGTTTGTATAGCATTAGATACTAATTCTTCTAATTGATCTGCTGTATAATCAGCTAATGTTATTATTACCCATTTTCTATTACTAAACATTGTTCTCCTTACGGTGTATCTGTTTCTATATCTGATGTTGCATCAAAATTAATCATATCTCCTGAATTACGATTAGGAGCGTGATCTACTATATCATATTGACTCATATTTGTCATTAATCCTGCATTACCATTTACTTTTTGAACTGTAATGCTATCTATAAAAAAATCATTTTTATTTGTATAACCATAGATAAGAAACTCATCACAAGATTCAGTTGTATCTCCATAATAAGTATAAGTAATTCCTGACGAAGATGTATCAATAGTATGGGCAGCTTTTATAGTAACCAATCCATTATCACTTACTTTCCTACAAAACAATCCTAAATGTGCTTTGCCATTAGTTACTGAATCATCATATACAGTAATTTGAATTTTAAATATTCCTGAAAAAGCTGTAATTGTTCCTGTAGACATATACCCTGTCCCTGAATCATCGTAATTATATTTGCCTGTTCCTGAATCATATGTAATTACAGACAAAGTAGGAAAGCTTGTCGCTATATTACTTTCAAGTGTAGCATTAGTTTGGTCTGCTATTAAACCATTCCCTGCAATATTGCCATCATCTAAAGTACCATTACCCATTCTCCAATAACCTTGTAAATCACCTGATTTATCTGTACCACTACCTGCTGTATAACTTGCAGCTAATGTTAAATTGTTTGGTTCACCTGAATTATATATTGATGTAATTGTATCGGAATCTAAAGCAACATCCCATATTGCAACATCAGCTATTTGTCCTTCTGCATAATCGTCAAGGTCATCATATGCTCCTATTCGTATATCAGTTTCTAAATTGTGCATTGCTACATATGTTCCTGTTTCAGATGCTGTTCCATTATCTAAAGCTCCATTAATATATATGTTTATTCCACTTTCAGCCTCTCCTCCATCATATGTTGCAGCTACATGACTCCATACATTCTGTGCAATACTTGCTGTGCTAACTCTACTTATAGTATTGCTTGTATTTGTATCGTATAAATAAAAAGCCAATTTATCACTTGCATTTACAGTAAAAGTATATTCACTTGTTGTATCATTTGATTTGCTTATTATTCTAAATTTAGTTGCATCTACAGGCTTAATCCATGCAGATACAGAAAATGCTGAATCATCATCATGACCAACACTTGCAAATGCTAAATCAGAACTATGTGGTATACTTATATAATCATTACTACCATCAAAATCTACACTCTTACCTGTAAAAAATGTTTTTCTCATATCAGGAATAACAAGATTATTAGCATTGCCATCTGCTACTCTTGTAGATGCTTCATCACCCATTCTCCACCAACCTTTAATATTAGCACTTGATGAATAATCACCTGAATCAGTAGATAAATCTAAATTTGCAGTTCCACTATTATATATTTGTGTTATTTCATCAGCAGATAATACACTATCCCATATAGCAACTTCATCTATATTACCATTAAATGGAGAGCTTCCTGATACAGGATTCCAATGATCACCTATTTTTGCAGTATAATCTGTTGATTGACTAATAACTCCAACATTTGAAACAGTAGCTTTTAAAACTGCATTTTGATAAATATATGCTTCATTTTCTGAAGTATCTTGCACTATTGCAAAATGATACCAACTTGATGTGTCCATAACATCACCAAATTCAGCCTTTAAAGCACCTGCACTTGTATCTCTTAAAAAATAAAATGGCTTGTTATCTGTGCCATCATCTACACCAAGACCAAATCCTGTTGCCCAACCTGTATTACT